GTTTGCCGAACCTATAAATAGTTTGATCGTAAACAAAGTCCCTTACCAAATCATCAGGGCTTGACTCTGCACCAACTGCATCAAGTCCATTCGCAGTAAGTGGATCACCCACCGTTGAAACTGTGGTTAGGTCTGGTTTAGTATAAAGAAATTGATTATTGAGAAAAGCAACTGAGATCGCACCGACAATATCAGCATCAGTAACGGTTGTCATTGTCTGAGTCGAGCTATTGTAAACCTGAACTATATCACTAACAATAACCAAATTAATGCCATCGTCAGCCATAATGCAGCGCCCTGCTCCCGATACCGCACCGCGATTAGTTTGCACATAAGCAGAATTGATCTCGTAAAGAATACCGCCGACAACGTGGAATAATACTTCTTTCATTATGTGTGCGCCACGGTCAGCACCTGAGACTGCACTTAAAAGACTTTGGCCGGGGAATGAATGCAAAACTAATTGATCTTTACCAAGTGCGCTAGTCTGGTGATACATATTCATCGTTAGTTGTGATGATAGTGGTCTGCTGCGCGATTGATAAGATGGCCCTGCAACCTGTACAGGTACGGTTGTGAATGTCATGGTGTGGCTCTGCGTAGTTTCGCGCGGGTCTGTGAGTATCGGCCTTTTTTGGCTCGTTTATTAGCGCCTTTTATGGCACCAATAAATTTATTGAAATATTTAATTGATTCGTTGTCATCTTCTGAATAAGTGAATAATTGATGTAATGCACCATAAAGATAGATATTAGGATCACTTGTTAGGATTTCATTTGTTTGATTCGATACTGTTAGCGGTGTTACTTTGGCAAAATATTTAAGTGTTAGCGTGTAATCTGTATCAGGAACGATGTCTAGCTCTATTTGGTCAGTAATAGTGTAACGGCAAGGTGTGCCAGTTTGATCTCTTATGATAAGCGCGCTAGGCACCTCATAATTCAATCTAAAACCCTCAACCCCGTTAATCTCAATCCTAAAGTCTCGTTGGCTGATAAAGTCAGTAGGCAATGCAACAAAACGCGATCCGCTACCAATAGGCAAACCCACTGCTGTAGCAGTCGCCGTTTTTTCAATTGGTCGGATTTCTAAAGGTTCTTCAGGATTGGCATAAAACTCAGTCTCAGCCAATGAGATAAAATTAGGTATTAACAAATCAAGATCGTTACGATGTGACCACGCAATGATTGAATCTACTAATGTGTTATAAGTCGATATTGCCATGATTCACCTATGAAAAGAAGGGGACGAATCCCCTTATATTATTTCTTGCGGTTGTACTTCCGTTTCGGCTTGTCCTTTGCCTTTACATCTTCCTTGGCATCGGGTTTTTGCATTAACGCTGGAATTTCTAACGGCTCATACTCAGGCTTTTCATAAGGCTTGGTTTTAGTCGTTACGACTTCCATCCAATTCTCTGAAAATTCACCCTGGGAACAGTTGAATTTATCCCCTGGACGCCGATATAAACCGCCAAAAAAACCACGCTTTTTAGCTTGTACTTCCATTACCCGATTGTCACGTTGTCAGCATAAGCAACATACTGGCTAACATCAGACAGCAAGCCAACCCATGCTTTAACAGTGATGGTCGGAGTCGAACCAGCAGTCACGTAGCGAATACCTAAGAATTGACCAATCTCATCACCAGTAACGGGTGGGATAGGAATGGCAAATACAAATCCAGCAACTAACAGATCTGCATCTTGCGCTGGAGCGGTAGGTGTGCCACTTTCAAAGACGCGCCGACCAAGAAGCTGCACACCTGTTGATTGGGCTGCATTAGTAGCAGTCTCAACGTCAAAGGTATAATCTTCGTCAGAAGATGTTTGATCTGCGGCTACCGTTACGCTGAAGATAACAGCTAAAGGCTCGCCATTGCCAACACCACGCGCAACTGATAGGTCAATCACGTTAGTTCCGACTGCACTGGCTGTAACAGCCTGATCGTCAGATAATAATAGTAAGTTGTCTAAAATCATAATAATCTCCTAAATTACTCGCGCTTCAGCAACGGTTAAGACATCCTGTAAACGTACCGGAATGCCAAGGAAAGTCATCTGGTGAATTGTGCGACCAAACTGGTTAAGAGCTGGCTCAATCAATACGACAGAGTTTGACTTGTCTAGTGCTGCAACACGCAAATGACTCGCTAAAGTACGGTTAACGTAAAATACAGGCTTAACCGAATCAATCGATGGAATGTGATCGATTGCGCGTGACATAAGCTTGATAACTGCTGTAGCCGCTGTTGACGCTTGCGTACCGGTAGCGGCAATTAAATCGCTGTTATCGATGTTTGCAATGCGTACTGTGTAACGCCAATCAGCGACCACTAAGCCAGCATCTTGTTGAAACAGGTCTTTGTATGCGCGGAATGGATTGCCAGAAGCATCATCAACATCATCGATACCCAAATCCTCATGGCTTAAACCAGCGTTTGAGCCTTTGGGGAAAATACCGTGTACAGTTTCTGAACCCCAACCGACCAGCCAAACTGACATATTATCCGTGCTAGTGCCACCAGCATCGATGATATTGTCGGCATTAGGAGCAGAGAGATCATTATAACGATTAGCAAAACCTACATACTCTTCAGGGTTTGCATTTGAACCGTAAATTAATGTAGTCTGCGCGGTTTGGCTCATACCTTCCATGTGTGCGCGGGCTTTTTGCATACGGTATGCGTTAACATCACCGTTCAATGCAGCAAGCTTAACATCAACGTGAGAGCGACCTTCCAGCATTGCGATACTTTCGACAATCTGTGCTTCGGTTGCTTTCTCAGGTGGTGTACCTTGGTTCATCATACGATAAAAACCAGTTGGCAAACCTGTTCGGATAGTTGTTCGGTGTGAAGTTGCCTCGTTACCCTCAACCCATACTTGATCTTCAAGCATTGAATTGGTTTGGGCTAGCATCTCCACAATTTTTGCGGTCTTACCATCTGGATCTCGGGACTTTGCCCAATCCAAGAGGGTAGGATTTTGTACGCTTAGTGTAGCCATAATTTAAACCTTACTTATGAATAAAATAAATCAGCATCAGATTTTGGTGCTGCCTTTTTAACGCCGCCTTTCGGCTTTTTGACCACTGGAGCCTTTTTGACTTTCTTCTTCATCGGCTTTACTTTTTTTTGCAACTCGTCAAACCTTGCTGCCTTTAAGATTGCTTGCCAATATACCGACTTACCGATTTGCGCTTGATCTTCTGCGCTCCATTCGTTAGCCGTAAAGAAAGTGTTAAGTAATTCCATATCAGCTTTATAAGCTTTTGTCGGCTTCCCATCCTCAACCCAAGTGGGATTAGCCAATATTAGCTTTTGCTGCTCTGCTGCCTCATCTTCTTTAGATGGTGCGTTATCACTTAACTTAGCTTTGGCATCGGCAAGCAATTTCTCTTGCTTCTGCTTCCGCTCAATAACTTTAATGTACTCATCCGGGTCATCTTCGCGCAATTCATTCAAGTCGATTTCTTCGGCTTCAATGGTGGCTTGCAATTCCAGCACTGTATTCCGTAGCTCTGACATTTCAGAATTTACTTGGTCTGCCACCTTAAGTTTGACAGTCTCGGCAATTTCTGCGGTTTTGCGTGAATAGTCAGACTGCATCATGTTGCCCTTTTCGAGCTTATCTATGTCATCTTCGGTGTATTCTTTACCGTTGATTTCAAAGACATATTCCTCAGTCTCTTCAGCTTCCGTTTCGGCTTCTACTTCCTCTGTTTCGTCTTCCTCGGTTGCTGGCTCCTCCTGGGAGGTTTCGATTTCGGTTTCTTCTTCAACAGTTGTCTCAATGAGTTCTGTTTTAGTTTCTTCCTTTGCGTAAAAGGCATCAGGTTCCATTAATGGATTGTCTGTTGTCATTTATTTATCCTTTATTGGTCAATTTAACTAAATCTTAGCTATTTTAACATTCTTTTAAGTAATTTTTCAAGCTTGCCTATGTTTTGCTCGGCTAGCTTGCCCGTTTTCATCGTGTTTTCTAATGCTTTTTGAAAGTCTGCTATGGTTTTCATCTGCCTCCAGAGTTCCTCACGCTCATCAGACTGCTTGTAACCTGAAGATTCAAACTTGCCTATCTTGTCAGCGCGAATCGCTGTCATAGCGTATTGATAAGCAGGGTTGTCGATGATTTGTTTAGCATAAGCAGCCATATTAACTTGCTCATGCGCTTGAATAAGTTGCTCTTGCCTGTCTTTATTTGTTGCCATATGAGTTCCGATTGGTTATCTCGTTGTGCATTATAACCTTTTTGCTAGTTAGTGACAATTTAGTTGATTTAGATCAATGTAATATTCTCAGGATGGTCTATGCTTAGAGGGAAATTTTAATTTAGGAATAATAATGATTAAGATTAGAACAAACGAAGATTTAGTTATTGAACATATATGTGACGCAGTTATTAGTGACATTGCCAAAATGCTGGATAATTTAAAATCCCCTTTATTCGTAAAGGAACATAGTGATCACTTCACCACTGAAAGGCATGAGTTAAACGGAATGACATCAGTTGAGGTGTATAACATAACTAAAAAGCAGTATTTAGAAAGTGTAATTAACTATCTAAATACTGAGTTACGCGACAAAACCGGCGAGGAATAATCATGACTAACGAGATAAAATTACTAAGGGCGTTCATCGAAGCATCGGGGTTTGATGTTGAAGATACTCAAAAGGTGATCATTAAAGGAGTTGAGCACAAGGGTAAGGCGCATGAAATTCCTGTTGATGATCTTGACAGCATGGAGATTATTAACGATTACAAAGTAACCAAGAAGCCAGATCCACTCAGAAAAGAATATAGCGGCGTAAGTCTTGAGCAATTAGTGAAGAATATATTCACAGTTTCTAATCTTGATGATGGGTATAAATTTATAAACTATGACAGAGATCAATTTAATGCTGTCTATGATTGGTTTATCCATGATGTCAAAGAAAAAACCAGTGATTCGTTTTTAATCTATGGTGTTACTGTTATGGGATATGGCGATGATAAATAAGCCCTGCTAATAACAGGGCTTTAGTTATACCTGTTTGTTATCTTCGACTTGTTTGCTTAAGTCTTTGCCAGCCTGTAATTCTAACTCGGTTATCTTGATAGCTAAATCGCTTAACTGTTTACGCTGGTCAAGTATTAACTGTGCATCGGCTTGTTGGCTATCTGCTTGCAATTTAGCAGCATCAAGGCTTAGCTTACCCCGCGCAATTGCAATGTCACCCTCTCGCTTGATTGCTTCCGCCTCCGCAAGTGGGTTGGCTGATGCTTGTAACTGTTGCCCCATCAATTCAAGTTGTTGGCGCATTACTTCATTTTCAGCAAGCAATGTTTCCTCTGGTGCTTCAGGGTCGTTGTAAAAGTCTCTGATACTACCAAGGCCAGTTGCCTTGATTAATCGCTCACGTACGTTATATCGCTTCTTATCATCGACTAATGTGCTACCCTCAGCCTTTAGAATGTTCTGGTCTGCCATGATACCGGTTAAAGTCTGAACCGATTCTTCGTTATCTGATATTGCTAAGCCCACCTCGGAAACAACGTGGTGATCAAACTTCCAATTGGTCGGGTCAACGGTTAATTGCTCACCCAATACCATAACTTCAACTTCGGTATTCTGGAAGCGCCCGACCATCCACGCAACACCTTCAAATAGTTTAGCCCATCCTGTTTCAGCGAATACCCGAGCAACTAACTCGACCTTCTCCGCACCTGACTTCTCGATACCTGTGAATCGGGTCGCTGTCTCCTGATTAAGATCATCAGCGTTCAGTGATTGCGATGTTGCTAATGCGCCGGTTCGGTTTGCTCGTTGCTGATCAAGATAGTTAAGCATCATGATCGCTTTATCGGCAACAAATGGAACTGTTAGCGGGAATATTGAACTTGCCGCCGTACCCTCGCCTTTGACTTGAACCGTACCGTAAGCAATTACATCGTTTAATTCGTCAATGTTTACGTTTTCGTCTGCTAGGTTGCGGGGATTGTTTACCATATACGTGTTATCAGCAGCACCACGAAGCATCTCAGACTTTGCCCGTTGCGTTTCCATTACTAACTCTGCACGACTACGACCAATAAGCTTGTGAGGCATTAAGATGGCAGATAATGCAGCATAGGGAACATGATCGAAAGGTTCGTTGACTAAAACAATTTGCCCTGACTTCCTAACATACCGTCGCTCTGCAATGCCATCATCATCAAAGTCAATCCTAACGTATCGGTTCTCGATTAATATTTCTTCGCTTGCCCAATCTGTGATCTCGTTACCGTCTGAATCATCGCTATCGTTTTCATCGTGGAATGTTACATCTTTAAGTTGAGACTGATTATTTTCGTTTTGGTCTGCACCTATGCGTGTTATTTCGCTTATCTGCTTGCGTGTGAATCCCTGTGATAGTAATTCACCTCTTGTGAGTATTTCATCATCACCGACAAGTTCAGCATCTTCCAAGCTGGTTGCAAATCGTGAAACTCTGAAGTTATCTAATCTGATACCGCAAATTCGTAGCTTTTGCTGGCCCTTAGTAACACGGAAAGTAATATCAAACTTGCCATCTTCTTCTGGCTCGGTTGTTTCGGCAATGTCAACTGACTTCACATCCTCATCGTTTAAATCTTCTTCAAGCGCAACGGCTTCAAAGTCACTTAACCCGGTGAACTCATGCTCAGTTGTTTTTAGTGTATCCTCGACAAAGTATTTAACGACTGATATTTTTTGGATCTCTGCTGATTTCATCCATCCGTGAAGTGTTGCAAAGCTTTCGGGTTGATGGCGTATTAACCAGTTGACGTATTTAGTTTTCTGATCCGCTTCCTTCTCATCTTCAGGTTTATCAGATAAAGGCGTGAACTTCATTACTTGACTTGAGCCAAGGAAAGTCCTTGCGAGTGATGGCATATCGGCTTCAACAACGTCTTGAACATCG